GCTATGATAAAATGATATTAGATTATGATTCATATAATCCAGATCAGTCACTCAACGCACAGATCATTATCCAAATGCCACCAGTATCGGCAGATTGGAAGATGAGGTATAGAAATTTAATTGAAACAAGATTTAATAATTACACCCAAACTAACGGTGAACTTGTAGAAATTTTGCCTCGTAGTGCAATTGCTGACCTAGGATACATATAAATAGTGTAAATATTAGAGGTTTTTATGGCACGAGCATTTTCAGTAGAGGACACTAATCTTAGTAAGTCTTTGATATCTAGTCGAGGGACGGACTATAAAGATATAGATCTGGCATTTGCGGCAAAACCTGCAGGAGACGTATTCAAGAAGACGGATGCGGCGGCAGTAAAACAGGCAGTTAAGAATTTGCTATTAACCAATAGTGGTGAAAAACCATTTCAACCAGACTTTGGTGCCGATCTAAACGAAGTGCTATTTAATCTGGATACCGAATTTGATCCAGACTTTGTGCAAGACCTTATAGCAGAGGCAATAAAAAACTTTGAACCTCGTGCTCTTGTATTATCTGTTAGCGTATCTACAGATGGAGATAACAACAGACTAGATGCAACAGTAGAGTTTCAGGTAGTCAATACAGAAGAAATCGTGACCACTGAAGTGTCACTAGCGAGGTTAAGATAGATGACCGCAACCGTTATACAATCAACGCAGTTAGATTTTGAGAATATAAAATCATCACTGAAAACTTATTTTAAACAAAAACCAGAGTTTGCTGACTATGACTTCGAAGCGGCAGGTCTTAATAACTTCTTAGATGTATTGGCATACAATACACACATCAATGCTTTGACCGCAAACTTTGCGATCAACGAGTCATTTCTCAATACTGCACAGTTAAGATCCTCTATTGTATCTCATGCTGAGTCATTAGGATATGAAGTCAGATCCATGACCACATCTAAGGCAGTTGTGAATCTAAGTGTAAACTTAGCAGGTGTTGCTAATAGACCACCTCAAATACAATTACTAAAAGGACATACATTCACATCTTCTATTGACGGTGTGTCTTATACTTTTAGAACTCTTGAGTCATACTTTGCTAGAGACGATGGTACTGGTAACTATGAATTCAAAACAAATGAAGGTTCGGAAGACATTCCTATATTTGAAGGTACAGAAAAGGTAAAGACTTTCTTATCTGGAGAGAATGATGAAAGACAGATCTTTGTTATCCCAGATGATACAATCGATACTTCTACCGCAACAGTTCAGGTTTTTGATACTGCAACGTCTACTAGGTTTGTTACATACACTCCATTGAAAGAAGCAGTTCAGATTAGTAAGGACAGTAGAGTCTATTCTATTCGAGAAGCACCCAATGGTAATTACGAATTAAACTTTGGCGATGGTGTGTCCTTCGGTAAGAAACCAGATCCTGGCAATAAGATTGTTGTTACATACCTTTCAACCAAAGGTGAAGTTGCAGATAATGGAACATCCTTTACATCTAATAGTGACCTAACTGTAAACAATGTTCAGTATCCTATCATAACAACTGTTAAGACAGAATCTACAGGTGGAGCAAACAAACAGACAATTGAAAGCATACGGCAACTTGCTCCTATCGCATATGCATCTCAGGCAAGGTTAGTTACATCTCTGGACTATAAGGGAATGGTTCTCAGTAACTTCCCAGAAGTAACAGACTGTAACGTTTGGTCAGGAGATCAAAACGTTCCTCGTGATTATGGTGCTGTTTACATTTCTCTAAACTTTGCTAACGGTACAGATGATACCGTAAAAGATAGAGTCAAAGCAAACATCATCACTAACTTTACAAATAACTTGGCAGTGGTTTCCATGGAAACTAAGTACGCAGATCCTACAGACATGTTCTTAGAACTTGTTGTTGGGTTCAACTTCGATCCTTCCTTGACAGGGTTCTCGCTTCCTGCTACTGAAAGTACAGTATACAACTTTATGACTAATTACTTTTCAAAGAATTTAAATAAATTCGACAAGATCTTTAGACGAAGTAATATGCTCACAGAACTAGATGCTCTTGATCCTGCTATCCTTTCAAGTAGATGTGATGTTAAAGTGCAACTAAGAATTGTCCCTACAGTTGGTACTAAACGTTTATTTGAGTTACAGTTCCCAATGGCACTCAAAGGTGCAGATGACATAACGCATAT